TTAGTCGAGCCCAAGATCAATCAACTCAGGGCGGCAAATAATCACCGCTAAAATAGAGCTGATACGATCCCTGCAAGTTTGCACGCGTAGGGTCTGTGACCTCGATCAATAATCTGAAGTCCGACCATAAAAACGCTCGGCGCCGTACTGATCGCTCGTCTGAGCTGATCAAAGAATCCCTGCAGCGTTACGGCGCAGCACGCTCCATCGTTATTGACGAAGACAACCGCATCCTTGCTGGCAACGGCACCATCGAAGGCGCTAAAGCCGCTGGCATCAAAAACGTCCGCATCATCGAAACCGAAGGCGACGAGATCATCGCCGTTCGGCGCACCGGACTCTCAGAAGATCAAAAAGTAGGTCTCGCCCTCGCTGATAACCGCACCGCTGATCTCAGCGAGTGGGACCAGGAGATGCTTCACCGTCTCTCTGAAGAGCACGACATCGAACCCTGGTTTAACCAGGAAGACCTCGACGAGCTGCTAAACGTCACCGAGCTCGATCCCGAAGGCGGCAACACCGATCCGGACGAAGTTCCTGACACCCCCACCGATCCAATCACCAAGCCCGGTGACCTCTGGATCCTTGGCAACCACCGCCTGCTCTGCGGTGACAGCACCAACGCTCAGCACATGGAGCGCTTGATGGATGGCAAGCAGGCTGACCTTTGGCTCACCGATCCGCCGTACAACGTCAACTACGAAGGCGGCACCGGATTAAAGATCCAGAACGACAACATGGCAGACGGCGACTTCCGCCAGTTTCTCCGCGATGTCTACGCCACCGCTGCCACCGCTCTTCGCCCTGGCGCTGCTTTCTACATCTGGCACGCCGACCTTGAGGGTTACAACTTCCGAGGCGCAGCCCATGACATCGGCTGGCAAATTCGCCAATGTTTGATCTGGGTCAAGTCCTCCCTCGTCATGGGACGGCAGGACTATCAGTGGAAGCACGAACCCTGCCTTTACGGCTGGGTCGAAGGTGCCAGCCACTTCTGGAATTCAGATCGCAAGCAAACCACCGTTCTTGAATTCGATAAGCCCAAGAAGAACGGCGAGCACCCCACCATGAAGCCGGTTGAGCTCTTTCAGTACCAGCTCAACAATTCCACCAAGCAGGGCGACATCGTCCTCGATTCCTTCGGTGGCTCCGGTACCACGATGATCGCCGCCGAACGCATTCACCGCAAAGCTCGCCTCATGGAGCTCGACCCCGCCTACTGCGACGTCATCGTCAAACGCTGGGAAGACTTCACAGGCAAAACCGCCACCTGCCAGCCCGCAACCCCCGACCTGGTTGATGACGCCGAGCAGATCCCCGTTCCCTTCTGATGGCTGCCAAAGGAACCACTAAAGCTGAAACCGAGATGCGCGCGCAGCGGTTCGCTCGCATCATCGCCAACGGTGGTAGGCGTTCGGACTGCATCCGCTACGCCAAGGAAAACTGGGGGGTCAAGGAAGACGCTTGCGATCGCTATCTGCGGATGGCGCGCGAACAGCTCAAAGCCGATTGGGACATTGAGCGACCGCAAATGATCGCCGATTTGCTCTCCCAGTGCTCCACCCTTCAGATGGAGGCGCGCCGCGCTGGGCAGTATCACATCGCCCTCGGCGCCATCAACACCGCCGCCAAGCTGGCGCAGCTCTGCTCATGAGCATCCTCAGCCAGTGCGCTGGTGGATCCGTTCTCGCGGAACCCGTCCCTCATCAATCGGACGTCGACTGGAGCCCTTTCGCTAACGATCTGTTCGGCAGCCTCACCGAACCGCAGCGCGAGGTCTGGGAATCGCCCGAACGATTCAAGCTGCTATGCAGCGGTCGGCGCTTTGGCAAGACCTACCTTTGCCTCGCTCGCCTCGTCGCTTGGGCAATCGAGAACCCCGGCAGCCTCTGCTGGTATCTGACCCAGAATTACAAGTCGGCAAAGCAGATCGCATGGCGACAGCTCCGCGCCATGGTGCCCGGCGAAGTCTTTGTCAAGAAGAACGAATCCGAGCTCAGCGTCGAACTTGCCAACGGCAGCATCATTGCCCTCAAGGGTGCGGAAAACGCTGACAGCCTGCGCGGCGTAAGCCTGAGCGCGCTGATCATTGACGAGGCTGCCTACGTCAAGCAGGAAGCCTGGGAGATGGTGCTTCGTCCGGCGCTATCCGACCAGGGCGGTCCTGCCTGGTTCATCACCACGCCTGCAGGCTTGAACTGGTTCCATGACCTCTGGGAGCAGGCGCAGGACCAAAATGACTGGCGCACCTTCTCCTACACCACAATCGAAGGCGGCAACGTCTCATCGGATGAAATCGAGGCAGCGCGCCGCACGCTGGACGAACGCACCTTCCGCCAGGAATACCTCGCCAGCTTCGAGACCCTCGCCGGTCGCGTCTACCCCGACTTCAGCGACGACAACATCTCCGAAGACATCAAGGACACCGGCGGCGAGATCTACTGGGGCACTGACTTCAACGTCGGGATCATGGCGGGCGTTCTCGCTAGCAGGGTGGGCGACACCATGCACATCTGGGACGAGCTAGCCGTCAAGCAGTCCAACACCGACGAGGTCTGCCAAATGCTCAAGGAGCGCTTCCCCAATCGGCGCATCGTTGCCTACCCCGATCCAACAGGCAGCGCCCGCAAAACTTCGTCCGCTGGTCGCACCGACCATGACATCATTCGCCGCTACGGCTTCCAGTGCATCAGCCCCAAAGCGCCCTGGGCGGTGAAGGACAAGATCAACGCGACCAACTGGATGATCCGCACCGCCGATGGACAACTGCGGATGTTCATTCACCCGCGTTGCAAGCACACAATCAAGGCGCTGAAGAACGTCTGCTTCAAAGAGGGCGCCGACGACTATGTGATCGACAAGTCAGCCGGGATTGAGCACTGGACTGACGGACTCGGCTACCTGGTGCTTGGAGCCTTCAATCCTTTGTATCAACAGGCTGGCAAACCTACAGGCATTCGGATCTATTAAGACTGCTTCGTACAATGCGGCTAAGCCTGTGGCATTAGTGACGTGTATAGCGGCTTCAATCATTACGACCGCCAGCTAACCGCGCGCGTCGCCAAGGTCAACGATCCGAACGCTGCTTGGCGCAACCAAGAGCCGCACTGGGTCCTGATTGAAGACTTGATCGGCGGCACTTACGAACTGCGCCGTCGCCATCGTCGGTATCTGCCGCAAGAACCGCGAGAGCTTGACGAGAGCTACGACAACCGACTCGCTCGTTCCGTCTGCCCGCCTTACTACCAGCGCCTAGAGCGGATGTTGGCGGGCATGTTGACCCGCAAGCCGGTTCGCCTGAACGATGTTTCCGACATCGTGCGCGAGCAGCTTTTCGACGTTGACCTGCAAGGCAACGACCTCAACGTCTGGACTTACGAAGCCTGCCGCAAGATGGTGCGCTACGGGCACATCGGCGTCTTGGTTGATGCGCCGTCTGCTGGCGAACTTGGGCGCCCCTATTGGGTAACTTATACCCCGCGCGAAATCCTCGGCTGGCGAACCGAGCTTGTCGATGGCGCGCAGAAGCTGATGCAGCTTCGCCTACTTGAAAAGGTGATCCTGCCTGATGGTGACTACGGCGAGAAGGAAGTTGAGCAGGTTCGCGTCTTGACGCCTGGTGCTTTCGAGATCCACCGTCTCAACGCCAAAGGCAACTTCGAGATCGTCGAAAGCGGCACGACGACGATGGATCACATCCCCTTCGCCATCGCTTACGCCAACCGCGTGAACTTCATGGAGTCACGCCCGCCGCTTGAGGACATCGCCAGCCTCAACCTCAAGGCGTACCAAGTTCAAAGCGATCTCGACAATCAACTGCACATTTCGGCAGTCCCGATGCTGGCGTTTTACGGCTTCCCGCAATCTGCGGAAGAAGTCAGCGCCGGACCAGGTGAGGCGATTTCGTTCCCGGCGGAAGGACGGGCGGAATACATCGCTCCCCCCAGTGATGCCTTCGACTCCCAGTTCCGCCGCCTTGATCAGCTAGCCAGCCAGATCAACGAGCTGGGTCTGTCCGCTGTCCTCGGTCAGAAGCTTTCTGCCGAAACTGCCGAGTCCAAGCGCATCGACCGCAGCCAGGGCGACAGCACCATGATGGTGATCGCTCAGAACATGCAAGACCTAATCGACAACTGCCTTGCTCACCACGCCCACTATCTCAATATTCCGGAGACCGGCAGTAGCTTTGTTAATCGTGATTTCCTGGGTAGCCGTCTTGATCCTCAGGAAATCCAAGCCCTCCTCCAGCTCTACACCGCAGGCACCATCACCCAAAAGACGCTTCTCGACCAGCTCTATGAAGGGGAAGTCCTCGGTGACGAATTCGACGTTGAAGAGGAACTGGAATCTACTCAAGCTGGTGGGTTCATTGAGATGGCGCCGCCTGAGCCGCAAGCCATGCAAACCGACGAGATCCCTGCATGATGCTGGGATAACTGGGGGGCTCACCATGGAAGCAGCAAGACCACGGAAGCAGCAGCTCACCATCACCACGAAGGCGTTGGCAGAGCCCGCTTTCGCTGTTATCCGCGTCTCTTGGTTTAAGAACGGCAGGGAATGCGACGTGGATGAAGTGCAGCTTGAAGATGGCATCGACAACGTCGAGGCTGTCCTGGAGCAGCTCATCAAGAACGCGCTACAGGCTGGCGCTGACGTCTCCGTGATCACTACCGCTGCTGCTTCGCAATTTGCGGTAGACCAATGACGCAGCACGCCGAGTTTTACCGCAACGCGATTGACCTCAATCGCTACAGCAACGGCGTAGCTCGGCGCATCGTCAGGGCGTACAACGATGTGATCATCGACGCCACGGATCGGCTAGCGATGCTTGATCCTGAGTCGATCAGTGCTGCCAGGCTTCGGGCAATCCTTGCTCAGCTCAAGGAATCGCTTGATGGCTGGGCTGGCACTAGCACGCTGCTGATGACGGAAGAGCTACAGGGCTTGGCGATCCTGGAAGCTGACTTCATGGTGGAGCAGCTTGAAAAGATGGTGCCGCCAAGCGTGACGACGCCGATCCGATCGGTGGAGATCAGCCCGCAGTTCGCGCAAGCAGTGGTCACTTCAGATCCCACACAGTTGGGGATTGTTTCGCTGAGCGATGACCTGCCTGGTGCAGTGCGCCGCCAGTTTGCGATGACCGTGGCTGATGGCACCACGCTCACGCTGCCGAACGGCGAGGTCGTCCGCAAAGCTTTCCAGAGCATGAGCACAAGCCAGGCGGAGCTCTTCAGCCAGGCAGTGCGGAACGGGCTGCTGACCGGCGAATCGATGCCAAGCATCATCCGCAGGCTTAAGGGCAGGCTGGTCAGAAATGATCGCTCCAGCCTTGCTCAGCAGATCCAAAAGGGCGGAGCGGTCACTGCTCGTGCGAATAACCAGATTCGCGCCATCGTGCGCAGCAGCATCACGCAGGTCACCGACGCAGCAGCGGAGCAAGTGGCGCTGGCGAACCCTGATGCGACCACCCGCTACGTCTACCGCGCCGTGCTTGATAGCCGCACGACGCCGATCTGCCGGTCGCTAGACGGCAAGGTCTACAAGTGGGGCGAAGGTCCGGTGCCTCCGTTGCACTTTGGCTGCCGCTCATTGCGGGCACCCTTGATTAAGGGGCTGGAGAAAGAGCAGATCAATGAGTTCGAGAGCTACGGCAAGTGGCTGCAGAACAACAAAGACGACAAGCAAAAGGTCTTTGGCAGCAAGACGCCCTACTTCGACTATCTCGCCAAGAAGTATGGACCAGATGATGCGCTGCGCCGTTTTGTGCGGCAAGACGGGTCAGAACTAACCTTGGATCAACTAAAGGCTCGGTATCCAGATGTCAAGCCAAGAACTACAAGCAGTTCTCGTTAACGACGAACTGATGCTCGCCCGCCCGTTCACGCTGGAGGATGGAAGCATTCAATGGCGTAATAAGTTCGGCATGGCTATCGAAGGTGCAAAGCCGGTGCCGCAATGCGAGCCGAAAACAGCGCCTAAAGCGAAGCGCGCACCACGCGCCCGCAAAAAAGCTGCTGAATAAGATGATGGCATCTGCTGCGTGCTGATGCCTTATCACACCAAGCCCAAGCCGATGTCGAAGGGCGGCAAGAAAAAAGGAGGCAAGAAGAAGTGAAGCGCGGCGATCGTGTGAGCTGGTCCTACGGCGGCAAGCGTGTCTACGGCACGGTGACGGGCACCGCAGGCGCACGGGGTGAAATTAAGGGACCAAGCGGCGGCAAGGTTGTCCGGGTTGGTTCCAAAGATGACCCCGTGATTCGCATCAAGCACGAGGGCAGTGGCAACCCTGTTCTCAAGAAACGCTCGGAGCTGCGAGCAGCACCTAAGCGGAAATAGTTGCAAAGGCTGATAACCTACGGACGCAATTAACCTTACGGGTTATTCATGTCCGAAGAGCAGAATCAGCAGGTTACGCCTGTTGAAGGCGCCAGCAACGACGAGATCGCAAAGCTGAAAAGCAGCGTCGAATCGCTAGAGAAGAAGAACTTTGAGCTGATCGGGAAGCTCCAGAAAAAAGAGCTGATCGGTGAGGTGCCTGATGACTACCAGGCGCTCAAAGAGTTCAAGCAGCAAGCCGAGCAAGCCAAGCTCGAATCAGAAGGCAAGTATTCCGAAGCGCGGCAAGCTCTGGAGCAGCAGTTCCGTGAGGCGACGGCGCAGAAGGACCAGCGCATCGCAGAGCTAGAGCAGCGGGTCCGTGAGCTTGAGCTGCTGACCCCTGCCGTCAGTGCATTGGCTGACATCGTGCATGATCCTGACTTGGTCATGAAGACCAAGCTTTCGCCGGATCAGATCGAGCGCGAAGCCGATGGCACTGTTGTCGTGGTCGATGGTTACCAGCGCACGCCGGTCCAGGAATGGGCGAAAACCCTGCCCACTTGGATGCAAAAGCAGCCCAAACCTCAAGGCAGCGGCGCACCGATTGGTCGCAGCTCCGGTGAAATCCCTGCCGGTGTCGCTAACCCGTTCTTGCCTGAAAACTACAACCTGACCGAACAATCACGACTGTTTAGAACTGACCGTGATTTGTACGAAAGGCTGAAAGCGCAGGCTGCCCGTTAACATCAACTCAAGGCAAAGCTACGCGGAGCCGAACTGGGTTACGCCCAACACCGTTAAACACTTTTGGAATTAAACGATGGCGACTCTCCGGTCGGACATCATCGTTCCCGAGGTATTTACGCCGTACGTCATTGAACAGACCACTCAGCGCGATGCCTTCTTGGCTAGCGGTGTTGTGCGTCCGATGGCTGAGCTGAATGCCACCGAGGGCGGTGATTTCATCAACGTGCCTTTCTGGAAGGCAAACCTTTCGGGTGACTTTGAAGTGCTGTCTGACAGCTCTTCTCTGACTCCCGGCAAGATCACTGCTGACAAGCAAGTTGGCGTGATCCTGCACCGTGGGCGGGCGTTTGAAGCGCGCGACCTCGCTGCTCTTGCAGCCGGTAGCGATCCCATGGCTGCTATCGGCGCCAAGGTTGCTGACTACGTTGCTAACCAGCGTCAGAAGGACCTGCTGTCCACCCTCAAGGGCGTCTTCGGCACCCTGGGCACCACCAGCTCCTCCGCCGCCTTCTTCGACCTCACCATTGACGGTGAGTCCGGTGATACCCCCACCGTGCTCTCCCCCCGTCACGTTGCTGAGGCTCGCGCCAAGCTTGGCGACCAAGGCGACAAGTTGGCTGCAATGTGCATCCACTCCAAGGTCTATTACGACCTGGTGGAGCGCCGTGCAATCGACTTCATCTACGACAACACTGGCGCAGCCGACACCGGCGCTAGCCAGGGTTCGACTGCTAATGCCTTTGGCAGCCCTGCAGTTCCTACCTTCATGGGTCTGCGCGTGATCGTCTCTGACGACGTGCAAACCGAAGGCAGCGGTGCTTCTTCCGAGTACGCCACCTACTTCTTCACCGAAGGTGCAGTGGCTTCCGGCGAGCAGCTCGCGATGCAGACCGAGACCGACCGTGACATCCTCGCCAAGAGCGATGCCATGTCGATCGACCTGCACTATTGCTATCACCCCGTCGGCGCTAAGTGGGGTGTGACCACCGTTAACCCAACTCGGGCTCAGCTCGAAACGGTTGGCAACTGGTCGAAGGTGTACGAGCTTAAGAACCTCGGCATCGTGCGCGCCACCAACACGTCCAACATGGACTGATAGGAGGCATTAACGATGGCATCTTCTTTTGAGATCAGCGCTGGCAAGGCTCTCGGCTACACCTCCGGTGGCGCCGTGACCCAGCTGACTGACAAGTCCACTGGCGTGACCCTGAACCAGGCTGCTGGTCAGATCACCACTACCGATGCTTCTTTGGCAGGCGGCGCTGAAGTTTCCTTCACCGTCACCAACGACAAAGTGGCTGCTACCGATGTTGTGGCTATCTCGCTGCAATCTGGTGCCTCCACCGGCACCTACATCGTGAGCATCAGCGCTGTCGCTGCAGGTTCCTTCGATGTGACCCTGAGCAACGTGGGCACCACCGCAGGTGAAGCCCTGGTGCTGAACTACGCCGTGATCAAGGCTTCTGCCTCCTGATCATGGGTTTGTTCGCTTTTAGGCGAGCACGGGAGCGTGAGGTTGCTGCTTCGGCGGCAGCCTCTGCCCCTGTGAAAGAAGCCACCAAGCAATCTTCCGAGACGCCCGATGGCAATCACAATCGACGCAACAGCAGGGGGCGCAAGCGCAAACAGCTACCTGACGCTGAGTGACGCCAACGACATCATCGACGGTCTGGTCCAGGACGATGATGTGACCGCCTGGGCTTCGGCAACCGATGACCAGAAGAATCGCGCGCTTTACACAGCAGCGCAGCGCATTGACCGTGAACGCTTTTTAGGTGCCCGTGCGACTGATACGCAGTCTCTCCAGTGGCCGCGCACAGGAGTCCGAAAGCCGGACACCTACATCAACACTTACGCGGTGGGTTTCCCGTTTCGTATCACGACTGATTACTTCACCGACACCGAGATTCCGGATCAGGTCAAGAAGGCGCAGGCGGTCCTCGCGGTCTACCTGAACAACAACAAGGACGGGCTGGGTCTGAGCGGGCTGGAGGACTACAAGAACGTCAAGATCGGCAACCTGGACGTCACGCCAAATACTTATGGCGCGACTGGTGCTGACCGAATCCCGCCAATGGTCGAGCGTTATTTCACCGGACTTAGAATTAGTGGACCGGGCAACATCGCCGTCAAGCGGAGCTGATCATGGGGTACGCCTACCCGAGCGCTGAATACATCGACGACACGGCGGCGCATACCGGACGCTTCGGCAAGATCGTCGCCCTTGAGGACTCGGTGATTAACACGCTGAGCGCTGAGGACTACACAGGCAACACTCTCTCCGCTGTGCCCCTGAAGGCGAGCTGCGAGATGCATGGGGTATTCACCAGCATCACGCTGACCAGCGGCACTGTCGTCGCCTACAGGCTCTGATCATGCATAGAAGCGTTCAGATTGACCCGAGCTACAGCATTGGTGCTGACTTCGTCAGCAACACGGACGCGCAAACTGGGCGCTGGAACAAGATCTCGATCCTGAAGAACAACACCAGTTTCAGCTCGTTGACCGCTCAGAACTGGACGGGCAACAGCATCGTCGGGGAATCACTGCCTGCAGGCTTTGTGATCCAAGGCGTGTTCACCGCCTTCACGCTGAATAGCAGTGGCGCCGTGATCGCCTACAAGATCTGACATGGCTAAAGCAGGGTCTGCGATTTCCGGCATTGATTACGCGGTGGGCGCGGAGGTGATCAACGACACCGAGACCCACACGGGCACGTTTATCCAGATCGACTTTTACGAGAGCAGCACGATCGACTCGATCGTTAGCACAAACATTATTGACGACAGCTTCGGCGGCGTCTCCGTCGACCAGGGCGCTCATATCGCGGGGTATATCACCAGCATCAAGCTCCAGAATGGGGCGTGCATTGCGTATCGAATCTGATGGCGCTTTCCAGCTCGCTACGCAAGGTCGCGAACAAAGTCGTCGGCAAGTTCGGCGGTGATGTGACCGTGCGGATCGTGACGGGCGGAAGCTACAACACGACGACCGGCGCGATCACTGAAAGCGAGTCGGATGCCACGGTCAAAGGCGTGCTGAGCGATGTGGCGCTGCGCGAAGTCAACGAGCTGGTGCAGGCAGGCGACAAGCGCCTGGTGATTGCGGCTTCTGCCGTGACCACTGCGCCGGAGACGAAAGATCGGATCGTTATCAGCAGCGTGGTCCACCAGGTCATCCAGGTAAATACGACGGAGCAGGACAACACGGCGATCGTCTACGAGCTGATCTTGAGGGCGTAGCGATGGCACGGAACATCCGGCTAGACCAGATCGGAGATCTTTACGACGAGCAGATTCAGGCGCTGGTCAAGCGCACGACGCTGAAATGGCAGTACGAGCTGCAGGTCCGGCAGCCGCCAAACCTGGGCACGCCTGTGGACACTGGGGTGCTTCGTCAGGCTTGGCAAGCCAACATCAGCGAGCCCTACACCGGGCGAATCATCAACAGCATGGAATACGCCGAGCCCGTGATGTATGGCACCAACCTGCCACCATCCTGGAAAGGCGAATGGCGGACAAGAGTCAATGCAGTCAAAGGATTCCCTGATCTGCTTGGCAAAGAGATCGCGACCAAAGATGTCCCCAAACTGATGAGAGCAATCGTTAGGGGCAACTGATGGCAGCCACCAACCTCAACACCGTCCGCGCTGTCATCGAAGGACGGCTCGCTACTGAGCTAGCTGAAAGCCCTGCCATCCCGGTGGTCTTTCACAACATGGCATTTGAACCCACGCCAGCTTCAAGCTGGGTGCAATGCCTGACCACCTTTGGCGCTAACGAATACCTGAGCCAAGGCAGCACCACCAACAGCCAAAACCGCATCTTCGGCTTGCTGACAATCAACATCTTCTCTGCCCCTGGTGTTGGTCCTGGCGCCAACTACACAATCGGAAAAAGAATCCGTGATCTTTACAATAGGGTCAATGTGTCGGGGGTTTTCTTCGACGCTCCCACAGGTCCAGAGGCACTGGCTTCACCAGCTCCCGAGGGCTACTTTCAAACCCAGGTCCGTGTGACCTTTGAATCCATCGAGGAACTCTGACCCATGGCAATCCTTCGAGGCGAACAGGGCGCAGTCCAGTTCGACGCTGCTGGTACTACTAACGCAACCATCGTCGGCACCCGTAGCTGGAGCCTGACCACCACCAAAGAAACCCTTGATGTCACCGACCACGGCGACACCTTCCGTTCCTTTGTTGGCAGCCTGATCTCCGGCTCTGGCACTGTCGAGCTGGTCTATGACCCCGACGCGACTGGTCAAGCTGGCTTCCTGGAAGACGTGCTGACCACTGCTGATCCTGCAGATGCCACTTTCGAGCTGTTTACCACCGGCACCACCAGCGGGACTGATTCGATCAGCTTCGCTGGCATCATCACCGACATGGAGATCAGTTCTACTGTCGGAGATCTGGTTGTTGTTAGCTGCAACTTCGTCACCAGCGGTGCTATCACCGGCAACCTTGAGTGATGAGGTGTATAGTCAGGGCGATTAAATAAGCCCTGATGTCAGCATCAAAGCGGACCGTAGACATGCTGGTTGAGGCTTTTGACCTTAACCAGCGCCGCAAATTTGTTCTCAAGAACGGCGACGGCAACCCCGTCGTCGATCTTTATTTCAAGCCCATCACCCGTGCCGACAGAAAGAAGGCACAGGCATTGGCTGGCACTGAAGACGCCCTGGACATCAGCACTCAAATGCTGTGCCAGATGGCAGAACTGCAGGATGGCAGCAAGGCTTTTGCCTCTGCTGATGCCGCCAAGCTGCAGCGCATGTTGCCTGAGTCTGTCCTGAACGAACTGGAGCTGTTCCTGTTTGGCTTGGGTGAAGACCTCAGCCTGGAGGAAGCAAAAAACGACTGAAGCAGGACAACTGGCTCAACTTTGAGTTCTTCCTGTCCTGCGAGCTTGGGATGACGGTCAGTCGGTTGCGCACTGAGCTGACCGACGCTGAACTGCTCTACTACGCTGCTTATTACGAGCTGAAAAACGACCGCGAGAAAAGGGAGGCGCAGCGCTCCCAAATGCGGCGCAGATAGCATTGATGTATCTGTAAGCGATAGCAGCGGTGGCAGACGCTCAGTCCAGAGTTGAACTGATTGTCAATGCCGCCAAGGCGATTAACCCTTTGCGGGCTACTCGCAAAGCCGCTGCTGCACTACAGAAGCAAGAAGAAGCACTCGCTAAGGCTCAGCGGCGAGTGACCGTGACAACGCGTCTTCTCGCGCGAAATCTTGAGCGACAGACAAGAGGGATAAGAGAACAGACGCAGGGCGTTCGCGGTCTTGTTGCTGCCTACGCAGGCTTCCGAACTCTGCGCGGAACAATCGGCGTTGCTGTCGAGCTTGAGAACGCCGAGAAGCGAGCGGAGCTTCTGGTCAAGCGATTTGGGCAGCTTGATGGCATCCAGCGCGTAGCCGCGCAATCCGCCCGGACATTCCGGCTGACTCAGGCTGACACGCTCACTTCGCTGATTGACCTGGGCAACCGCCTTGGACCGCAGGGCGCAAGCCTGGCGGAGATTAAGGACGTCTACGAAGGCTTCAATACTGTCCTTGCTATCAACAAGGTCACGGCGCAAGAAGCGGCATCGGCGCAGCTCCAGTTGAACCAGGCGCTTGGTTCCGGGCGTTTGGCTGGTGAAGAATTCAGGGCAGTCAACGAGGCAACGCCGCAGGTCATTGATGCCGTCGCAAAGATCCTTCGGGTTTCAAGGGGCGAAGTAAAGGCGCTAGCAGCGGAAGGCAAGGTCAGTGCTCCTGTCCTGATCCAAGCGCTGCGCAACATTAAAAAGCAAGGAGCAGAAGAGCTCGAAGAATCCTTCAACAGCACAGCAGGACGTCTTCGTGAGTTCCAAAAGGCTCAAAAGGAATTGTCGGCGGCAATCGGCACTGAGCTGCTGCCTGCCTTTACGCCGCTGTTGAAGGCGCTGACGAGCGCCATTCAGAACTTCTTAGATCTGCCGGGTCCTGTTAAAGCTTTTGCTGCTGGAATCACTGGCGTGACTGCTGCGCTCGTGACCCTGGCGCCAGCATTGAACACCACGATCGGGCTACTGAAAGCGCTTGGCGCTGCCAAATTGATTGCGGCGGGTCCTTGGGTTGCTCTGGCGGCTGGCGTATCAGCGTTGGGCGTTGCTCTTTATCAATCCGCTACTGCCGCCGATCGCTTCAGAGGTGAAATCGAAAAGGGCAACAAAACGATCACTGAAGGCTACGAAAAGCTCCAGACCTATCAGGACGAAATCGACAAGCTCGACAAGCGGATCGCTACTGCAGGGTCCAACCGGATCAAGCGATCGCTGAAGAGCCGCCGGGATGCAATCGAGAAAAACTACGACGACCTGCTCGCCAAGATCAAAGAGGTTGAGAAGAAGAGCGAATCAGCTGGTGGCGGATTGACCGGTGGTCCTACCGCTGGCGACCGAGACAAGAAGGCAAAAGACCGCCTGGCTCAGCTTCAAAAGCAATCCGAGGAGTTCCTCTTCGCGGCAAGGAATCGGCTGACGGTTGAAACTCAGCAGGGCGAGTTGGATCGCGTCAGGGCTGAGGCTGACGTTCAGCGCCTTGAAATTGACCGCAAATACGCGGAACTGACCAAAGGCGTCACTGATGCCACTGTCCTGAAAAACGCTGCTACTGCTCGCAGTATCGAACTGCAGCTGGTCGATATTCAGCTGGGCAGGGAGCTTGGTCAGGTCATTGACCAGCAAGCAGACAAAACTTCAGCGCTTACCAAAACGCTGGGCGATGCAGCTATTGCCAGCCTGGAGTTTGCTGCTGCTAAAAATCCGGTCGAGGATTTAGGCAAGGCAATCGGCATCACCACTGACAGCTTTGCTCAGATGGTTGCCAACGTCATGCAAGGCACGCAAAGCATCGCGGACGCCTTCCGCAGCATGTCGAACCAGATCATCAACAACCTGCTGAAGATGGCTGCCCAGGCAGCCGCTCAGGGCTTGCTCGGGTTGCTGACCAGTGCATTGAGCCCTGGCGCTTCTGTCGGCGCCGCATTGAGCGGCAAAGGCGCATTGAGCGGCGGTGTTTCGATGGGGATTGGCGGTTCTGCTGCTGGTGCCAGCTACGCAGGCGCGACTGGTTTGACTGGTATTGGGGGATCGCTCAAGGGCTTGGGCGGCTTCAGCGGCTTCAGAGCAGGCGGCGGTCGCGTTGGTGCTGGCAGGGGCTACATGGTCGGGGAGAACGGTCCCGAATATTTCCGCCCTGGTCGCAGTGGTCAGATCATCCCGAATCACATGATTGATTTGGGCGGCAAGTTCCTGCCGTTTCACCCGTTGTTCTTGGCTGCAATGTCGGGCATCGGCAACTTTGGCGGGAATCGCCAAGCCTTTATGGAGAGCTTTGGCGCTCAGTTTCGCGGCATTTATGGTGCTCAGCCTAGGGCTAACGGCGGTCCAGTTTCTGCTGGTTCCAACTACATGGTTGGAGAACGAGGACCTGAGATCTTTGTCCCGCGAGGTGGTGGTGGCGGTAACCGCGTTCAGGTTGGCGCTATCAATATCAACGTTCAAAACACTGGCGAGCAACTTAGCCCTGCTGCACAAAAACAGATCGCCAATCAAGTTCAAGGTATCGTGATGTCAACGCTGGTCAACGAGCGTCGTAGCGGAGGGGTCTTGCGTTAATGGCTTACATCGCTTTCAACGACATACCACTGGCACAGGCGACACCAGTGGTCAAACGCAGCCAACGTCGTCAGCAGGCAACGTTTGGCGACGGCTACGTCCAACTGTTGACCGACGGACTAAATACTGACCGTGAAGTTTGGCAGTGCCAGACTTCTCCAATGCCTTACGCGGATGCCTATTCCATCGAAAGTTATCTGTTGACTTTGCGTGGTTCGGCAGTGGAGTGGACCGCTCCAATGTCTACCAAGACGTTTTCTCGTCCGTTTGCCAGCGGCGTGCTGGATTTGGGCTACAAGGACATCAGCACGCTGACGCTCAGTGGCTACAGCCGTCCTAGCAATTACACCGCCAACTTGGCGACTGGTCTGTTGACCTCAGTTGACATCACCAACGGCACAGTCGTCGAGGTCACGCTGACCTTGGCTGCCCGTGATTACATCGTGCGCGATGGCTGGTCAATGACACCAGTCAGCTCTTCGTTTATGACGATTGCATTTGAACTGGAGCGGGTGTTCGTATGACGCAGACACCACCTGTTGCCGAGACGTTTAAGACCCAGATGCCGGAGGTCATTGACCTCTTCACTCTGGACATTTCAACGCTGCTGCCTGCTGGATCGACTGATCAGTCGATCTATCGCTTTTGCAACTGGTCAGATACTGACGGTGACGACATCACCTACGACAGCAACACTTACACCGCAGTGCCAATGCAGGCGAGCGGTTTTGAGCTGAACACCAGCGGCAAGCTGGAGCGTCCCAGCATCACGTTTGCCAACGTCGGCTTGGCGATTACAGCGCTGACCAATACTTACAGCGATTTGGTTGGTGCCAGCGTCAGCCGAATCCGCACGTTGACGACGTATCTGGACGGCACTCCTGGTGCGGACCCTGACGCCTACTGGGGACCAGACGAGTGGGTTGTTGAGCAGAAGTCCAGCGAAAACAAGCTGGCGGTGACGTTTCAGCTGGCGGTGCCTTTTGATCTAGAAGGTCGGAGTTTGCCTGGTCGGCGGCTGTTGCGTGAGCAGTGCCAATGGATTTACAAGAGCGACATCGGCTGCCACTACGACGGCACTGATTACTTTGACGCAAACGACAATTCAGTCACGGATGTCGCTGATGATGTCTGCGGCAAGCGGCTAAGCAGCTGCCAACTGCGTTTTGGCTCTACAAGTCGCCTGCCTTTTGGCGGTTTTCCTGGTCTCGTTGACTCACAAGGCTGATGCTGTCCCAGTGGCAAAACCCGCTTACCGCTGAGCAGCGGTTGGCGATGCGCACTTATGCAGAACGTGCATACCCGAAGGAGACATGCGGGTTCATCTTGCTGGACGGCTCGGTGGTGGAATGCGAAAACACCAGCAACGAGCCAGACACTTTCGCCATCAGCGCCCAAAACACCGCTGACTACCTGGATGATGCCAAGGCTTGCTGGCACAGCCACGCCAAGTACAGCGGCTTCAGCCCAGCTGACATCAAGGCGTGCAAAGCGCTGAACCTGCCTTACGCGGTTTGGAACTGCAGCGGCAGCGAAGCGTTCTGGCTGGATCCGTCCCAAGACGCAGGGCTGCTGGAGCGCCCATGGAACTACGGCGTCTATGACTGCTATTCCGCCGTGCGGGACTGGTACAAGCAGCAGATGGGCGTCGAAATGGGCGACTATCCGCGCCGCTACGAGGGCGAATGGTCAAAGCCCGGCTTTGTGTTTTTTGAGCAGAACTTTGCCGCCGAAGGTTTTGTCAAGCTGCCTGCTGGCGTGGATCTGGTGCGTGGAGATGTGATCCTTTTCAGGATTCGCAATCAGACTGCCTGTAATCACGTCGCGGTAGTGGAGGACCCCGCTGCCAACAAGCTATACCAACATTTGGTCGGCAGGTTGTCTGGGACGACTTCCTACAGCGGATATTTCCGCGAGAATAGTTACATGGTTGTGCGGAGGGCAGGCTGATGGTGACGATCCGATTGCTTGGCGAGGCAGGTCGCCGTTTTGGTCGTCAATTCAAGCTTGCGGTAAAAACACCAGCCGAAGCCATCCGTGCGCTGTGCGTTCAGATCCCTGCGTTGCGCCAGTACCTGCTGGATTCTGAAGAGAACGGAATCCGCTGGCGTGCAATCACTGATCACGCAGCTGGTTTAGACGAGGAAGGATTGCTGTGGCCGCTCAGTAAGAAATTTGTCCTGGCACCTATTCCGGTTGGACGTGGCGGTGTCGGCAAAATTATTGCCGGTGTGGCATTAGTTGCGGTCTCGGTTTTATTTGCTCCTGCAGGTGCATTTGCTGGAGGCTTATTCACGCTTGGTGCGCAGGCAGTTCCAATCGTTGCCGGTATCGGTTTAAGTCTTGCTTTCTCGGGTGTTGCGGATCTCCTGACGCCTACGCCCAAGATGCCCAACGTCACAGGTGGCGTTAGCGGAGTTGGAACGGGGGCGACTGGGGGACGCAGCCGTGAGGATCAAAGAAAGTCATTTACGTTTGATAAGTCCAACGCCAATACTCAGCAGGGCGAAGTCGTTCCAGTGCTCTACGGTGAGCGCATCATCGGATCGACTCCGATTCTGAGCTTCGGTCTGGAACTGCAGAACAGCCTCTGAT